GAAACCTGTATTACCTGTTATAGTTGTTGCACCTAATACTTTAAGTGTACTTCCTAAACTTGTAGCACCTGATACTTTTAATGTTCCACCTACTATAGCATCTGCTACAGAGATATTACCTGAAATTGGAATGCCTGTAATATTAGTACCATCACCATAGAAAGCTGAAGCACAAACTCTTTCTGAAAAGGTTGCTATACCAGCAACTTTAAGTGTACTACCTAAACTTGTTGCTCCTTTTAAAACTGCTGCTCCTGCTATTGTAGCTGTAGAATTAAAAGTTGCTGCACCATTAACACTTAATGTACTTTGTAAATGNGCAGCTCCTGCAACTGTTACAGTTCCACCAAAATNTGAATTACCACTAACAGATATATCATCATCAAAAGTTACTTTATCACCAAATGTTTTATTTGTTAATGTATCAGTAGTAGATGTACCTACTAATGTAGCAGTACTTACTGGTAATGTTATTGTTATATTACCACTAAAAGAAGAATGTGGAGGAGCTTGTAAAGCTACATAATGTGCATTAGAAGATTCACAATATAGTTTTATATTAGATTGTGTGCCTGTATTTTTAACTTGTATCTCACCACCTGATACCATTACAGTACCACCTATAGTAACAGTACCACCTATTGTTGCATTATTTGTAACTATTAAACTAGATACTGAAACATCACCACTAGGCACTATACCTGTTAGATTAGAACCATCACCAAAAAAAGAACTAGCACATACTTTATCTGTTACTTGTAAATCACCTACAACAGATGTATTACCAGAAACACCAAAAGTACCTTCAACTTTAACAGCACTTGTAGCTATTTTAATTGCAGTATTAGTTCCATCCCCTGATTGTATGTTTGTTAAAGAAACACCAACTCCTGTATTTGTACTTTGTGCTACTTGTAATAATTTTTTATAGGTAGCATTAATTAAACTGTTTGATAAGTCACTCATACTGTATCCCACTTTCTTGTATTTGGATCTGGTATATCATTCCAGGTAATATTAGCTAATCCCCAAGTTAAATTTCTACCACCATCATCAGGTCTTGGATTTTCAATTGCTGTAATATCTCGTACATTTGGTGCTTTATTTTGTGGATGATTTTTAAGATCAAAGGCTCCATCAAAACATGTTGGACAATTAAGCATTCCATAGCTATTTAATTTCATTACTCTATGTGGATATACAAAACTACATTCATCACACATAGCTATTGCATTTTTATTTGTAGCCATTATACATACCTATATCTTGGTTTTAATAAAAGGCTTGCACGTTCTCTATCTTCTTCCATAGCACGAGCTAATTTTTCTTCATAGTTTTGTTTTAACATACCTATACGATCCATTGGTATACCTGTACGTTTCATAGATAAGTAGTAAGCTAAACCACATGTTAAAGCTGGTAAGAATCTTACAGGTGAATCTGCATTTTGATCAGCAGATTTATTAACATCTTCAAGTTGACGTATAGCTTCTATTTGTAAAGTATCGGTTGTGTTATCAGGAAGGGGCCACACAAAAACTGTTGGGTTAGCTAAATTTCTTTTAACAGTAAATTGTGTTGGTCTTCCTGTTTGTGTTTTATTTGGTATGTTTAAATACTCTTCAAAAGATATTCTTTGTAATTCAATATCTGTTGAATCTCTTCTTAAATTAATTTGTAAAGCATCTGTTGTAGAACTTGAAAGATCGTATGTTCCTAAACTTGTTGATACATTTACAGCAGTTGTGTAGATTGTCCATAATAACACACCTCTATTTTGCCAATCATTTAACATTAAATTAATTGATCGTCTAGCAGATTGAGGAGTATGTCCAAGTGTTTGCTCACCACCAATCATTTCAGTAGCTTCTTGAATCACTTCATCTATATCTAAATTAAAATTATATGTACCTGATGTTGCCATTATGTTTTAACCTTATGAACTTTTTGTATTGGAAAAGAAGCTTTTAAAGATGCTCCTTTATGAGGTTTAAAACCACCAGTAGGGTTTTTCATTAATTTAAATTGAGAACCTTTTTTCATCCAATGAAAACCTTTAGGTGAGCTTACTGATTTTTTTGTCATTCTTTAATCCTTAATCATACATAGATGCAACTAAACAAGAACCTATACGTCCACCATGTTTAGCAAATGTTTTAACCATTGTTGGTTTACCACCTACACCTTGTTTCTTTGATCGTTTTCTTTGTACTGCTGATTTTCTTTGTGATGCTGTCATAGCTTGAGCTTTTGCTTTAGGAACACATTTAGGATATTTACGTTTAGATTTCTTAGCATTTTTTCTACCACAAGGTTGAAACTTTCCATTCTTCTTAGGAGCTCCTATATCTACCCATTCTTCTCCTACCCATTTTTTTAATGCTCCACCTTCTTTTGCTTTTACTTTACCTTTGCAAACTTTTGATGCATACATATTAGCATAAGCTGATGGATAAACATCAAACTTTCTTTTAGCTGCAGCTTTACCTTTTGGACATAGTTTAGCCATTTAACATTTCCACCTTCTACGTGCTTGTCGTAATCTTGAGTTAGGATTCTTAGCTGCTTTAGGAAACTTCTTCATTTGTCCTGCAGATCTTGCACAATAACTCTTTCTTCTCTTAGCAGCTTTACTGCCTTTTTTTACTGTTCCTGTTACAGCAGTTTTTAATTTACTTCCTGGATTNTTTCTTCTATACTTTGCTACACCTTTAGCTGTTAGTCCTGCTCCTGACTTGGTAGATCTTTTATCTCCTTTACCAATAGTCATGCCTTTCATGCCTGACCCTTTAATCTTTTTCTTTTTCTTTTTTTCTTTAGCCATTATTTTCTAACTAAACTTCCACCAAAGTATAATCCAATTATTGCTGACATAAGATGTGTATCAAGAGGAGTAATCACTACACCATTATGTATCTTATCCATAACAATTTCTTTCTGTTCTATTAAAAACCAAAATCCAGGTTGTAGTTCTGTCCATGTTAATATAACACTTGTATCAGTAAAGACAGGAACTAATTTAGGAAAGGCAATAATAAAAAATACTGCAGTTAATGCAATAATTCTTCTAGTAAATTGAAATCCTTTATTGTCAAACTTTCTTGCTTTGTCTATTTCATCCATTTGAAATTTAGCTCTAGCCATTAAAAGCTTTTGCTGTTCTTGTTTAGCTTTAATGCTTTGACTCCACATAGACATCACACCACCTAGTACACTAGAGCCTAACATAGTTATCATTTCAACTGGTAAACCACCTAACATTATATTTTAATCTTTCCACCTGAGTATAGTTTTTGAATAAACTTTTGACCAGAGTTATCAATTAGTTTTCCACCTGACTTCATATCTTTTTTAAACTTTTTATATACGTCAGGTTTATTAATAGCTAAATAAGCTTTTTGTTTATCAGAAGCAAAAGGCATTATTTAATTTTCTTACCTTTTTTTCTTCTTACTTGAGGCATCATACCACCACCAGCTAGTTTCATCATCTTACCACCATACATTTTTTTCATTACTTTACCACCATACATTTTAGAAACTACTTGATCACCATCACCTAATTTTTTAAAATCAGCTCCAGTAATTTTACCAAAGGGAGCAGCTACATCTATATTTTTTTGTTTACCTTTTAACATTTTACCACCAGCTTGTTTCATTACTTGTCCTCCTTTGAAGTTAAACAATTTATCAAATTCTTCTTTATCTCGTTTCTCTCTTTCTTTTTGAAATAATGGATCTGATTCGTAATCCATACCTTGCATATATTTTCGTTCAAGCCTAGATAGTTTATCTATTCCTTTATCTAAAATTTTTTTAAAAATACTTTTTTTATTATTTGTTGACATTACTTTACGCCAATGTTTTTTACATCTTTAAGATTAGTAGCAAATGTATTACCTTTAGGATAATCTGCATCTACCACAGCTTCTATAGTTCCATGTACTTGAGGACCCTTACGAGCAGCACCAAAGCCTTGTCCAGTTGGTTTGCCTGTAATGTCTTCTAAGTTAGCAGGGTAACGTAATAAAGTATGTGGTCCTGCAAGATTACTTTCTTTTTCCATTTTCTTTTCCTTGTTAATTATTTTGTAAAAGTTTTAATAAATTTTGAGTGTCTTTATTTTGAGGTTTCATCATCTTATATTTGTTTGTTGGAATCTGTGTATCTTTTGGTGGAGTAAACATTTTCTTTTTATTTACACCCGGTTTATTTACTTCTTGAGATATATTAGATCTATTAATTGACATTAGTTTGCACCTTGAATAACTGTATTAGGTCCTCCATCAGGACTCTTAGGATTTTCCATATCATCTTGTCTTGTACGTCTTGCTTGATTACGTAAAGCATCTATTGAATTTTTATATTGTGCTTCCATCATTGGAACATTATTCCAACTTTTCATAAAGATTGTAGCTTCTATCATACATGCATTAAACAATGCATTATAACAAAACTCACTAAAATAATTTGATGTTGTAGCACTTGTCCCTGTAGCACTTGATAAGGCTAAAGGACTTTTAGTATAGTGTATTTCACTTACCACAGCAGAAGCTGGAGTAGGTACTATATAAATTTCTGTATTATTTTTTCTTGAATAATATCTAGGTGTACCTGTTGAGGCACTTGCATAGGGCCAGTAGTCTATTGCGTACTCATAAGGACGTTGTAATAAAGTTGTAATGTTAGAAGTTGCACTTGTTCTAAACATTACATTACGAACTACTAAAGCTCCACTTGGTAATGTTGCATTAGGATTACCTGCTGTAAGTGTAACAGATGTATAATAATCTAAACCTGAATCGTCTAATTCTTTAACTAAACGATCTTCAGCTCTATTAACAAATGCAGCAATTTGTTCTTCAAACTCTGTTGATTCATTCTCTGCTGTATTTATAATATCTGTTTTAAGATAAGAATAAGTTGCCATTGTTTACCCTATAAATAAAGTTACACCACCATTGGCTCCAGGAGTTGATACAGAAATTGTAGCATCACACTTAATACCAAGTTCTCCTATAAAAATATCTGCTTGTCCACTTGCAGGTACTTGAAATTTTATTTTACTACCTTTAGAATCTGCTATATCAAAAGTTCCTAAAACAGTTGAGTATGCATGTATTGCTAAAATACGTGAACTACCTTCTGTAGTTACAATAACTCCATCACCTTGTCTAAATCTTGCATTGCTTGCCATGTTGTTTCTTTCTATTTAAAAACTGGAGAGATGGAATTACTCTCACCTCTCCAGAATTATTAAGTATTAGACTCCAGGGTTCCCATACCAACCTCTCCAATCAGAAACACCGAAAGAATATCTTTCACGTGCTTTGAATCGAAGGTTGCCAGTATCGAAATCTGGTTCCATTTTAGTTTGTAAAGGTGTTCTAATAAACATTTTAGTGCTATTTGGAACATCAGTTTTTACCCACCAAGCATCCCCATCATTGAATCTTCTATTTATATAGAAGCCCTGAGGAACCATTCCCATGTGTCTTGTAGGATTGATGTCATTATCTGAACTGCTGGTTTTTCCAGGTGTGTTCAGTATAACGTCAGCAATATTCCAAGAATCTACAGGAATGTGCAACGACATAGCACTAGCTCCTACTAAAATACCTCGATCATCTTTAGTCTTTTGAATTTGAGTTAAAGTTGTTTCGAGTGTACTCTGAGCAAGGTCAGCATTTGTACCATTGTTTGCATAGTTACTTTGTAGTCCAGCTACAACTGTAGGATGTGATGCTGAAATAAATGCAACACCATCTCCTATTGCAGAAGCACCAGCAGTAAAAGCATTGTTATACAAAGCAGCAGCTTTCGCTTGCTTAGTATTTGCCATTGCTCTTGCTAGTCCTTTTGCACGTAACTTAGCGAAGGTATCATAAAGATTATCCTCCATTGCTTCTTCAGTTACTGCAAAAGCTAATGCAATTGTTTCATTAGTATAACGTGCAGTATAAGACTCTGTTGCATCATCATAACTAACGGCAGCACCTTCGTTCTTAGTTGGTGCTGTTCCAAAACCTGTGAAGAGTACTTCTTCTTCAAAGGCACGATCTGAGTTCTCTATATCATATAGAGGCTCATGTTCATTATTAACATCTCCGTATTCCAATCCAAAAACTGCATTAAGTCCAGGAAGGAGTTCTTTACTAATACTAGCTCTATTAATAGCCATTTTTAATTAATCCTTTCTAGATTAAGCTGTTGTAGAAACTTGAGCGACAATAAAATTACTTCTATGTCCACTAAGCCAAACTTCTACAATAGGGTATGGATCAGTCGAATTTACATTACCTCCTACGGAAGCTCCATCATACATCTTACGTCCAACAATTCTTGCGTGAGCACCTATTTCTACGTTAGCTCCAACTGGTGCAGCAACCAAACGATAGTTTGATTGACCAGTAATTGTTGATCCAGCAGAAGCACTAGAAACTGTACAAGTATAACTACTTATAATTCCTAGTTCTCCATCAGATAATGTTGCATCTGCTTGGATGTGATATGTTTGTGAAGGATCAGTAATGACATGTAATTTAACATCTGATGCAGATAATGCACCTGTCCAATGACGAGAGAATTTTGGTTCTCCGTCTTCTACATAAGTACAACCTTGGAAAACACCTGAAGGTTT